CTTGTATAGGCCACCTGTGGGCCCCCCATGCCGTATTTACCTAGGGGTGGGTCTTTTCTTTAGCAACTTGCAACCTTACACCCCGAGCCCCTGAGCTTCTGTGTAGCTCCGCAAAACTAAAGCTTTTTGGTAAGCTATAAAAATGAAGCTTGAAACCCTACGCATTGCTGAGCTAACGCCTGATCCACAAAACGCAAGGCAACACGATGACAAGAACCTCAAAGCCATCATGGGAAGCCTCAAAGAGTTCGGTCAGCGCAAGCCAATCGTCATAACTGAGGCTGGCACAATCGTTGCTGGCAACGGAACTATTGAGGCTGCTAAGAGATTGGGCTGGCTAGACATTGAGGTTGTCAGAGTGCCGGCTGACTGGACTGATGCTCAAGTCAAAGCCTTTGCTATCGCTGACAATCGCACAGCCGAGCTTGCCAACTGGAATCAAGAAGTGCTGACCTCACAACTGCTAGAGCTAGAGGCTGAGGGTTGGGAGCTTGCCGAGTTTGGCTTCGAGGCTTTTGAGCTACCTGATGAGGATAAGCCAATCATTGAGGATGAGATACCTGAGTCTGCACCTGGCAGGGTTGCCCTTGGCGACATCTGGCAACTTGGCAATCACAGACTTATGTGTGGTGACTCATTTAGCAAGGCAGCAATAGATCAACTGCTTGATGGGCAAACAGCAGACATGGTATTTAGTGACCCACCATACGGCATGAACCTAGACACCGATTACTCCAAGATGGGAGATGGTGGCAAGAAGTACGACAAGGTGATTGACGACAACAAACAATTTGATGCCAGCTTCTTGCTTGATTACTTTGCCAAGTGCAAAGAGGTCTTTCTCTGGGGTGCAGATTACTATGTTGAAACCTTGCAGCGTAAGTATCCAGACTTAGGTAGCTGGATTATTTGGGACAAATACTCAGATGACCGCATCGGCCTACTTGACGGAAGATTCGGTAGCTCATTTGAAACCTGCTGGTCTAAGACACCACACAGGCGAGAGATTGCAAGAGTCTTAGTCAAGACTAACTACACAGCCAGAGGTGATGAAACCAGAGTCCATCCAACTCAGAAGCCAGTCGAGCTTGCTAAGTGGTTCTTTGATCGTTGGGGTAAGCAAGCGACCAACATTGTAGACTTATTTGGTGGCTCTGGATTTACCTTGATTGCCTGTGAGCAACTTGGCAAGACTGCATTCCTAATGGAGCTTGACCCCAAGTATTGTGATGTCATCATTGAACGCTGGGAGAAACTAACAGGGCAGAAAGCCCAGCTGCTGCCAGCTAAGGCAGACTAGCATGGCACAAGTTGGTAGGCCACCAGTTCCAACTGAGGTCAAGAGGCTGACCGGCAACCCTGGCAAAAGAGCATTGCCTGACCAGTCAACAGTGATGCTGATATCCCAAGCCTTATCTACGCCTGAGCCAGCTCGACCTTTGCTCAAATACGGCAAGGAACTATGGGACAGAGTTTGGGAATCAGGCATCGCTTGGATTAGCCCCAACAGCGACATTGAGATTCTACTGATGACCTGTGAGATGGTTGACGAGCGTTGGAACTTAAGGGTCAGGGTTATGACTGACAACAATCCCAAGGATCGCAGAGGCTTGCGAGAGCTTGAAAAGTCAATCTACTCAAACCTTTCCCTGCTTGGTTTCACCCCAACTGATAGAAGCAGACTCGGCGTTGCTGAAGTCAAAAAGATGAGCAAGCTAGAGGAACTGCTAACTAAAAAGGCTAATCGTGAGTAGCTGGCCCCCAGCCTGGTTGACACCAGTATCAGATGAAGCTATCAACGCAGGTGATGGTGAGTATGCCATTGAGTTTGCTGAGGCTTTTGGAACTATTGGTAAGGATGGAATCGCTGGTCGAGTCGGTGATGCTTTAGTCCTAAGAGATTGGCAAAAGGAACTGGTCAGGCGTATCTTTGCCAGAGATGCCGATGGTGGACTAACTGCAAGGGTGGCACTTGTAGGCACACCTAGAAAATCAGGCAAGTCAGCCCTAGCCTCAACGCTTGCCCTTTACAGCTTGATAGCTGAGGGCATTGAGGGTGGTGAGGTTGTGGTTGCTGCTGCTGAAAAGGAACAGGCTCGCATTATCTTTGGTGAGGCTAAGCGCATGGTTGAGGCTAGTGAGCTATCCGAGCTTTGCACTCTGTATCGAGATGCAATCTTTGTACCCTCAACCAACTCTGTAATGAAGGTGCTATCTGCCGAGGCTTACTCCAAGGAAGGTCTGAATGTTAGCCGAGCCATTGTGGATGAGATTCACGCGCACAAGAACCGAGAGCTATTTGATGTGTTGTCACTCTCGATGGGTAACCGAGGCAAGCTGGCACAGCTACTAGCAGTCACCACAGCCGGTCAAAAGACAGACATGACAGGGCAAGACTCAATCGCTTACAGCCTCTATCAGTACGGCAAGCGAGTATCAACAGGTGAAATTGTTGACCCAACTTTCTTTATGTCTTGGTGGGAAGCACCACCAGAGGCAGACCATCGCGACCCTGAGATGTGGAAGGTTGCCAACCCAGGTTATGACGATCTAGTATCAGCCGATGACTTTGAGTCTGCTGTCAAGAGAACCCCTGAGCCAGAGTTTAGAACCAAGCGATTGAACCAATGGGTCAGCTCTATGAACGCTTGGCTACCTAACGGAGCTTGGCAACCACTAGCGGAACAGCGTGAGTTGCGACCAGATGAGGACATCATCATCGGCTTTGACGGCTCATTCAATGGTGACTGCACTAGCTTGATGGGTTGCACCATACCCAAAGAGGATGAAAAGCCCTATCTATTTATGATCAAAACATGGGAGAAACAGCCAGAGGATACTGATGATTGGCGTGTAAACACCCAAGAAGTCGAGGATGTAATCATCCAATTCTGCTCAACTCACAATGTAAAAGAGATAGCTTGTGACCCTTATCGCTGGCAAAGGTCTATGGATGCTATGGCTGAGATGGGTTTGCCTGTTATCGAGTTCCCTTCAACTAGCCCAAGTCGCATGGTTGGTGCTTGTGCCAAGTTCTACACAGCGGTAACTGAGCAGACAATGATTCACGATGGCGACCCACTACTTGAGCGACACCTGACCAACGCAGTAGTCAAGACCGACAGGATTGGACCAAGAATTGTAAAAGACAATCGAGGCTCACCTAGAAAGATTGACGCGGCTGTTGCTGCTGTAATCGCCTTTGATAGGGCAACTGTTGGTAGAGTAGAGTCTGAACAGCTTGTCCCACAATTCTTTATCTAAGGCGGTCATGGCAACCATACTTCAAGTGCTAGGGGCTTTGAGCATTAGCATCGGTGCAGGTCTAATCTTTCCACCAGTAGGCGTAATTCTTGCTGGTGTATTTTCATTACTATTTGGCTTGGCTCTCGAAAGGAAATAACCAATGCTTAACAATCTTTTCGAGTCCAGAGCAATCAGCTTTCAAACCATCTGGGGCACCGGTGGCGACATTGAAGTCCTAAACCAATCAGGCACAGTAGTCAACCCTGAAACTGTCTTTAGAGTAAACGCAATCTTTTCAGCAGTCAGCCTTATCTCTGACACAATCTCAACCTTGCCAGTTGACTCTTACATTCGGCGCGATGGTGCTCGCTTTGCCTTTCGACCCAGACCAGCTTGGGTACAACAGCCAGATGTTGACACCACCAAGGAAGCCTTTTACGGATCACTAATTGTTTCTATGTTGCTTGATGGCAACGGCTTTGTCCGAGTCTTTAGAGATGGTGCTGGTCGAGTAGTAAACATGACAGTTCTAAACCCAGCGAAGGTAGAGATTCGCAAAGACAAGGTTGGTGGCGTTACCTATGTTTACGAGGGTGAAGGCAAGCCACTAAACAAAAACGAACTTATGCACATCCCAGATGTGGTCAGACCAGGTGAAACCAGAGGCATCTCAAGAGTCACAGCACTAAAGGATAACTTTGGACTTGCGCTCGCGCTAGAGTCATACGCTGCTAGATTCTTTGGTCAGGGTGCAAGCACTCAGGGCATTATCGAGTTCCCTGGCAACCTAACACCTGAGCAAGCCAAGCAGTTAGTTGACGGCTTTGATGCAAGACACAAAGGATTTAGAAAAGCCCACAAGACCGGAGTTCTATCTGGTGGAGCTAAGTATGTAAACACCTCAGTCGAAAACGACAAGGCACAGTTCATTGACTCACGCAGAATGGCTGTTGAGGATGTGGCTCGCGCGTTCAACATCCCACCTCACCTGCTAGGACTACCAGGCACTAACACCTATTCCAGCGTTGAGCAAAACAACATCGCCTTTGTTACCCACACACTCAGACCAATCGTTCAGAAACTAGAGTCAGCTTTCACACCTCTAATGGCTAACGAGCCTGGTGGATCAACAGCGTTCATCAAGTTCACACTTGACGGATTGCTAAGAGGCGATGCCAACTCACGCTTTACCGCTTACAGCGTTGGACTTCAGGCTGGATACTTGACCATCAACGACATCCGCAGACTTGAGGACTTGCCACCAGTTGATGGTGGAGAGATTATCCGAGTGCCACTAGCCAGCGTAAACATTGATGCTGCCGAGCTAGTAGCTACCGACAAGCGTGTCAATATGGCCCAGAAACTTGTCAACTCAGGTTATGACCCTGCCGATGTTCTATCGGTTATGGGCTTGCCACCAATCCTTCACACTGGATTGCCAACAGTTCAACTACAAGGTATCGCTCAGATAAATCCAGAGGACCCAGAAGCGGTTTACGAGGTCTGATGACTGTCCAAACTTATGGCTACGATCTCGTGGCTAATGTGCGAACTTTAGTTGTCCCAGCCAGCGTTGGTGTCCAACACATTTGTATTCACAATCACGAACACAGCCAAAACAGGGAAATCTTTATTGGTGGTCCAGATGTAACCTTGACCAATGGTATGCACGCTGTTGCAACACAGACAAGCGTTATTCAGTTGCTACCGATGGATGAGCTTTACGCAATCGCTGATAGTAATTGCAACCTAAGAATACTGGTGGTCAAATAATGCCTTATTACATTACACAGACAAATCCTGACTGCCCTAACTGGGC